AGGCCGCTGCAATTCCGGTGGTTGGCGTGTTGATCTGTGCCGATAGCGTGTTGGTCGTTTTAACCAACCCTGAATTCGCATCGCCCACAACCGTCGTGACAGTATCGGCGATCTGCTTCGTCTTCGCCAAGCCAGTGTTCGCATCGTTTACCTGATTCGAAAGCGTCGTCTGGTTCTTAACCAAGCCGCTGTTGGCGTCGCCCACAACCGCTTGCGTAGTTGCCAGCGACGAGCGAGTGGCCGCCAGTCCGGTGGTGCCATTATTTACCGTTGTCTCAAGGTTCGTTGCACGCGTCGCGAGTGCAGCATCGGCCGATGCGTAGTTGGTCTCCACGGTGCCTACACGGGCCACCGTTGCGGCAAGCCCGGTCGTTGCATTGTTAACCGTCGATTCAAGTGTAGAGGTCCGCGTCGCAAGAGCCGCGGTTGCATTCGCGGCCGTGGTAGCAACAGCCGTGTCCTTTGAAGACGCATCACCCGCCGCGGCAGCCAGCGTGTCGGTTTTAGTCTGCGAAACGAGCGCTATGAAATCCGTGGCCTGTTGCTGGATTGATTGCAGCAATGCCGAATCGGTTGTCGACCGATCTGTGATTTCCTGTGTGATCGCTTCGGCATGGTCCGCAGAGTCTTGCAGCGATCGTGCCAGCGTGTTCGAGATGCCATTCAGCGCATCCGTCACCACCTGCGGCACCTGTGTGCCTGCCGTTGCTGCGTAGGGCCCAACGATGACGCTCGTGCGCCCATTCTTGCCAAGAACTTCGAACCAGTATTGCAGCGTAACGCCATCGTCCAAGCCCGACCTGAAACAATAAGCCTGTGGAGCTGTGACCGCCAACACCGGGCCGTTTGGCCGCGTCGTTGTCGTGCTCTCGTAAATCCGAGTGAGTGCAATCGGCGTGTTGCTTGGCGGTGTCCACTTGAGCGTGATCATGCCCGGACCTGCCGTCGCAGAAAATGCCGTCACCGGATCGGGCTTGATACCGTCATCTGCGCCGGTCGAAGCCAGTCCGCGTTGATACATGTCTGAACTGGTCGGTAGCACGTTCACGCTGCACTCAGGGGCCGGCGTTGTTTCGTCGCTGGCAGCCGAGGTGTAGCTGACCAGGCGAAGGAATGCCGGAGAACCGCAGAGAAAACCAAGCAGCTCAGGACGCCATGCCTCAAGGCTGGACGACGGCACGATCCAAACGGCCGCTCCGTTGGCCCATGCGAGCGCAGGTGTGTCGAGTCTGCCGCGGAGAACCGAATAGCTGAACGTCGCGCCAGAGACAAACGTGCGGTCGATGATAGAGGCGAACTCCATGATCGGGTTTCCACCGCTGTCGAGCGCGACGCGCCCGTTGCCATCGAGCTGAACGAATACGGCGAGAAGCGCGTTGTTTTTTGCCGTTGTGAGATTTCCGCCCGGCGTGTTGACCGCGATGTTTGCATCGGGCGCTGTAAGGCCGTCGATTTCCATCAACGAGAGCGTTGTGTCGCCAGTGCCGATCGCACCTGAGAGTTGAGCGCGTACGGCAAAGCCGACTTGCTGACCGATCGCGTCAAAGGCGTTTGCGTGGGCATCGCTGAAAAACACTTCCATGCCGACCACGGCCGCACTCGGCCGCGTGGCCAGAATGCCAACGGCAAGAGGCCATCCGAACGAGACGGGCGGCAACGGTAGCGCCATAAAGTTCACCATCGGCGGGGACACCTGAGTGACAGGCGTCAGCGCGGGGTACGATGGCTTGTAGAGAGTTGCGGGAAGAAGATTGTCGGTAGTGACGGTTATGGTCGCTTCGTCGGTGCAGTCCTGCTCGATCTTCACCACCTGGCAAAGTTGCGCCAAGCCTGAGCCACCTGGCTCCGGGTCCGTGTCGACCTTGACCTTGTCGCCAACACGAATCGAGCGAACGAACGGCTCGCGAACATCGATTGGCGCATTCGCTGCCGGGTTTCCGAGGCGTCGGTTCATCTCCGCAGCATGCCGGTGAGCCTGCGTCGCCCGCATGACGTCGGGGCGTTCTATGCGCCGTTGATCGTCGACCTGACGAATCTGCGCGGCGCGTGCGTTTGGAACCAAAACAGAATTATCCTGAAACTCGTAAGCCCGGTCAGTGAAACTGACGAGTAGTTCGGTTGGAACATCAACCCAATCGCCAAGTGTAAACTGAGGCTTTTTCGTCCAAACCTGCGCATCGAGCGTCGGCAGGTTTCCCGGATCAACTCCCCACTCGTAAATGTTGCAGGTGAGCAAGCCTGCCGGATTCCATCGCACGTAGCCATTGAACGGCCCAAGCAGGCGTTTGTTGATGTCACGAATGGCGACCTGCTCGGTTATTAGTGGGGAACAGAAAGTGTAGTCGCGGTGATCCTGATCCTGAGCGCACCAGGCAGCCGCAGCCAGCCACGACGGCGCGTCAAACTGAGAAGCAGCGATGCCACCACCGCGCTCATCGAGTAGGAATTCAGCGTAGGCAGCAATCGGATTGACCTGCCCGTCGTCGGCAATGTTGGAGGCAGCGGCAACGATGGTCGTTGGAACACGCGGCAGACGCCCGCCGATGATCTGAATGTTCGGAGCCGAACCACTTCCTTGCCCGAAGAAGAGATGCTTTCCGACCAGCTTCACGGTTCCCCTATCGGTCGGAGTGCCGGTGAGCGATGGATCGGCCGGCTGAGTCTCCGTGCCGCGGTACAGCTTCAAATACCCGCCCGGAGCGACCAGCGTCGGGTCAAGCAGCGAGCCGGTGAAATCCGTTACGTCTGATGTGAGCGTCAGGTTTCCCTGCCAAAGATAGTTCCCATTGAAAATAATCGCAGAGACCCAATCGAGCGGGCCCCAGCAAATCGCTCCGGCAATCGTGCCGTAGTAATTCTTTTGCTTGGAGGATGACCCGCCTTTGCCGCCGGATGAAGATGACATTGGTTAGCCTTTTTTCCCGTTTCCGGGTACTTCGATGATGACTTCGTCGAGCGCGGGACTGATCCACCGGACAGCAATCAAGCGTGTGCCTGCCATGTAAGGGAGCGGGATGCTCTGCTGATTGCTCGCGACAGACTCTTGCTGGAACGGAAGCAGCTCTTTTTTTACCGGGTCTTTTGCAGCGCTCATTTTAGCCTCCAGATTTTTTCGAGACGCTTTTCCCATTCGGCTGGGATGCATGCAGCAATCTGCACGCCGTGAGAACCGAAGACGTGAACCAGTCGCCCGCCTGAAATCTGAATTGCTACATGGTGCAAAATGCGACCAAGGCGAAAGCCGAGCAGGTCACCCGGTTGAGCCGGTGCAGCGACTTCCTCGAAATGGCCACAGCCCTCAACCCACGGGGTGATCAGACTGCACCCCTGCACGCGGGCCCAATCGCGATTACCGTTCGGAATTTCGAGATCAGACGGAAGCAGACCGGCTTCCTTGTAGACGTCAGCCATCGCCACCTGGCAGCGCATTTCCGGGCCACCAACGGCGGCAGCCGCGGCAGTCTCGATGGCGTTTAGTTGGTCAGGAGTGATCATTTCTTGGCACTCGTTTGAGTCGTTTGCGGAATGATGAAGCTCGGGCTGATCGCCGGCATGTATTCGAACCCGCGAAAATTCGGGTAATTGTTAAAATTTGTTCGGCAGGTCGATCCTTGCCGATCGCATCCCGGCGCCGCGGTGACACTCGCGCCCGCGCTCAAGCCGCATGCGCGGTCAAGCGTCAGCACGATCTGACCGGAAGCCAGCGCCGTGCAGGTCAGCACGCCAGACCGCTGCGGACGCCCTGATGCGGTCCACCCCATCCAACCGAGAGCGAACCAGTCAGCGGCTCCAAAGCCTGAAGGCATTCCTTGAGCGTTGGCGCGTGTGATCGTGCCAATTGTCACGATGGTTCCGACTGCCGAAACGATGAGCGCGTTGAACGTCCAATCACTCAGCGCGAGTCCGCAGCGTGGTTTGAAAAGACTCGTGCCACAGGTCGTGCTCATCACCTGTCGCGGACCTTTTCGCGCAAAGAGCGCGTTGGCACCCAGCACTTTTACGTTGAGGTTCGGACCATCAGGAACGGGAGTGCTGAGTTCGCCTTTCCAGATCGGAGCAAAGTTTGAAAGCGCACCGGACGGATCAGCATCGGCGCGATTGATGGTCAGGAAGCCGCGTGCAGCCAACACACCAGGCAGCCAGTTTTCCCATGGGCAACCGGCATACCAGCGCATGGTGAACGTGCAGTTGTCATCCTCGAGATCGATTGACTGGATAAGCTTGTCGAACGTGCAGTCGTTATAGGTCCATGCGTGGCCACCAATGGTCGCACCTGATTCCCAGTTCGTCAGGTAGGTGCTGACAATCGCGCCGTTGTAATCGAGATCGATTTGGAAGAACCACGCGGCACCGGGAAGACGGCCAAGCGTCGTTCCCCGCGTCTCTCCTGCCGGGACCGCATATTCTGCCGCCACCTCGCGCCACGAGAGCTGACAGGAAGCAACCCAACCAGCAGGCGTGTAATCCAGCGCCAGAGTATCGTTGGTATGCCTGGCAAGGATCGCAGGTGAGGTGATCGAGCCTGCCGCCCATGCGTTGACCAATGGTGAGGCCAACGTGAGCACGGCGCCAGCAACGGCGGTGACGCGCACGAACTCCGTCGACGAGACGCCACAGAGCGCCAGATTCGCGCCAATGGCAGGTGCGGGCGTATCGAGGGCGAGCGTGAGCGTGGTTGCGCCTGCGCTCGCCGTGTTGGCGAGATGCCACATGGACTGCGACGTGGCAACCCAGTGCGCATCGGCCACGCCACAGCGGCGAATCCACCACGCCATGAACTGCGCAGCCTCAGCGGAACCAAAGCCGGAGAAAATTGCAGCGTAAGTCTGCTCAGGAACCTGCGGATAAAAAGTCGTCTGCGGAATGCGGCCCGGACCATTCGCAGCGCGGTCAACCTCGGTCACGGCCGTGCCGGGCGTCGGCGGCTTCGACCAGTCAGGCACGAACGGGAAAACGGGAGCGGTGTATCCTGCCGAGTTCGTGAAAGTCGTATCGGCAGGCAGGATACCGGCAGCGGGGGCAAAGCTCTGGCTGACCGGCGCGTTTTCGTCGATGATGATGTCCGCCGTCACCACGCCGTCCTTTGAGGCCACGAGACGCGGGGGCTGGTGAAAACGTCCCATGATGACCGGCGCAGCGTAATCGTAGCCGGCATAGCTGCCGGGATTGATGGCGTAGGCTGACCAGTCGCTCTTGTAGGCCACCACAAGCCCCGCCGTGATGGTTGGCGTGTCGATGCCGGGCCGGTAGGCGTGATTCCAGAGCGGGGCAAGGATCGGCTCGTCCTGCGCACTCAACGAGGCCGTGCGCATCGTCGCAAACTCTGCCTGAAACATCATCGCCCGATATTCGAACGTATAACGCGGTGCCAATGCGGCGGGGCGGCGTGACCCGTTGCCGGTCAGGCCGCGCTTGGCGTCAACCGGGATACCCATGCTCAACCGTAGCGCCGTCGCGTCACCAGGCGCGTACGGGATCAGCCAGCAGTTTTGACCAGCTACGTTTATGAGAATCATGCGTTTTTCCTCATTTGAGCCGCGTGCATTTGCTCGAACCACGAGCCAGATTGTTCCTGCATCATCCGGGCGAACTCCTGCTTATCCATGAGGATGTTGACGGTGGGGCGTTGACCGTCGGACCCAGCCGATCCGCCAGAGCCACCACCTGACCCGCCACCAAAGCTGCTCGATGAGCTGTCACCACCGGATGCCCCACCCGCTGTGTTTGGCTGATATTCTGCACGCGGCACACCCGGTGAATAACTATCAGCCACCGGCATTCCAGTGATGGCTGAAACCGGGCCTTTCTGCTCACCATAAAGCTCGGTGCCGCTGAGCAAATTCCACTTCTTCTGAAAGTTGTTTTGGTTCTTTGAAAGCAGCTGGCTCGGAATGAATCCGTTGCCAAGGTACGTTCCGAGTTGCTGTCTGAAAGTTCCCTTGCCGCCAAGGTACTGCATTATGAACCCGCCACCCTGATAACCGGGTTGGCCTTGGCGACCGGCCTCAAGAGCCGCAATCGTTCCGGCGTAGTTCGGGTCTTCTACCATCCACTTTGGCGCGACCCACTCGCCTTTATGCACGACGCCGGCGACTTCGTTTTTCTGTCCATCCGCTGTATAGCCGCCAGAAGCAAAGCCTCCGCTTGCCGCCACGACGGCAACGACGGCGGCCAAGCCAAGCGCAGCAGCAATGCCCCACGACGAGATTGAGGCCGCAATGGCGGAGGGCAGCCACATGAGTAGGCTTTTGGCGGCAGACGCAGCGGAAAGCGCCAATCCCTTGGCCGCAAATGCAACGTCGACGACAAACATGGCCGATTTCTTGACGGCGTACTCCGCCACCATCTGCGTGAAAGCCTGAAGCATCGAAGTGGCGAATCCGCTCCAAATACTTCCAAGCGCCTGCTTCCACGTCATGGTTTTATTGATCAGTCCGGTCATCGCCGATTGTAGGCCATTGGCGACGCCGCTGAACACGGTGGAAAGCCCTCTTGCGGTCTGATCACCAACTGTGCCGACCTTGGTCATATACTCCAAAGCGGCGCCCTGAGCGCCTTCCCCGGCAGATTGAAAGTGGTCTTCTGGTTTAGAAAGATTGCTGAAGCCCTGACGCGCCTGCTCTATTTTGCTGGTTTTATTTCCCGTATCGCCGAGATCCTTCTTGGCGTTCGCAGCACGCGCCAGTGCTTCCTCTTTTTCTTTAGGTGTTGTTGAGTGTTCGGCAATCGAAGTGTAGGCCGCAACGATCTGCTTTAACGTGTCGCGCTCCTGCTCTAACAGCCGATTGGCTTCAACCTTATCGCCGCGTTGCACTGCTATCGCCCGCTCTTCCTTTAGCCGCTGCGCACGTTTATCGAGCGCGTCGAGTGCGTCCGCGTCGGCTTTCTTTCTATCCTCGGCGGATTGTTTCAGAATAACGTCGAGTTTTTCAGTAGCCTCGAACTCGGCTTTTTGTGCCTCAAGTTTTCGTTCACGCTGGACGCCATCGGCCGAATCCATCTTTGCTGCAAACGCATGGTTTGCCGAGATGGTTCCCTGCAGTGAAGCTATCTTTTGATCCGTCGTGAGCGCGTCAAATGCGGCCTTATTCTGCTTCTCAGCGAGCGCGGTCTCTTTTTCCGTCAGCGCGAGCATTGCCGATCGCAGTTCAGCGCGGGTGTTCAGGGCATCGGTCATTAACCGCGCCCTCTCGGTGTCGTCCTTATCCTTGTCGCCGGTCCCCTTGTAACCAAGGGCCGCGCTCTGAGCCGCTGCCGCCTCACCAGTGAGCCGGTTGATCCTCTCGCCGGTAGTTTCGCCGACCTGCCTCTCCTTGGCACCTGCGGCATGGAGTGCGTGCAATGACTTCTCAACTTCAGCCAAGTCTTTTTCAGCAGCGGCAAGCTCTCGGGCGCTAGTCTTGGCCTGCCTCATTACGCGGTCGTAATCCTCGGCAGCCTTCGCGGTTTCCGTGTACGCATCAACGGCCGCATCCTTGCCGTAAATCAGCATTCCGGCGAGATAGCCGAGCCCTTGACCCATCTGCGTAAATGCCGAGATGCCCTCCGCGATCCAACCATCTATTACGTCCCGAGCCTCCTTGATCGCGTACTTCGCTTGGTGAATCGATTCAATGGTATCTTCCGGGATGCCGGGTATCTCGTCGATGGCCTCAACAACGTGCTTGAACTCTTCTTCGACGAGCTTCGCCGCGGATCGTGCGCCCAACATGCCCACGCCAATCTTTAGCCCGATCTCGCTGACGTGGTCGGACATCTTCTCGACGGCATGCTCCACCTGGCTCAAAGCCGACAGGTCGGCCTTTGCTTTTAAGAGTACGTCGATTTGTGGCATGGTAGTTGGTTTTACTTACGCTGGCTTCCACCCCTGTTTGCGCCTCAGCTCATTCGTCTGCTGCGCAAACAGGTCGATATCTAGCAGTGTGCATTCGTCCAAGTAGGCTGCCTGATACCCCGCATCGATGAGGTATGAGTACAGCGCGCCCATCAGCTCGTCTTCGTTTTGGCCAGCGTGAGTCCCTTTACCGCGGCGATTACGCTGGCCCATGAGTTTTTTAGTTCGATGTCGAAATTGACCGCGAACGCCTGCGCGATGACTTCGCTGGCGGTGGCAATATCGAGTTCGTCGAACTCTTCGGACGTGAGGTCCGTGCTCTGCGTCGCAAGGTGCATCGCGAGTTCGTCTGACTGCGCGATGATCGTCGCGACCTTCGGAATGAATCCCTGTGCCGCACCAGCCGCGTCACCCAAACTCTGAGCGTCCGCAACCTGCTTGAGGTTGCCGCCTGAGTAGAGCTTGACCACGACCTCACCGAGCATGCGAAGCATCGCACGCGCTGCCTTCCAACGCATGCGACGAACCTCGATTCGTTTTCCGCCCTCGATTTGAACGAAGGCGGATTTCTGTTTGATGGTTTGCGTCGACATGGATTAGGCGGTGCCGTCGGCGGTCCAGGTGACGTTGCCGGATTTGAGCGAATCAATCCGGATCGTCGTTTTTGAGTACGCAGAATTGCCGTGCTCCATTTTGCCGTCGCGCATGACGGACATGGCGAAATCGTTTTCAGATTTCAGAGCCACCTTGCCGGTCTGGTCGGTGGGGTCAGGAATCCAGAGCGTGCAGGTGCCGCTCTTGCGGCCACGCAACGCACCGCCGAAGATCGAGAGGAGGCGTTTGACCTCATCAAGCCCAAAGGTCCATTTTTCGAAGCCCTTGAGTTCGGTAGCACGAGCATGACGGGTGACCCCCTGATAGTCAGGACGGTCGAGATACTTGATTTCCTGCTCAGGATCGTCGCCGAGGTCAGCGGCCTCGAACACAAGAACCGGCTGAAAGACACCAACGGTCGACGTGCCAACTGTGATCGCGGCGCCGCCGACGGTGGCGCTTAGCTTAAACGTGTCAGCGGTGGGTACCGCTGTAACGAAATAAGTGCTCAACGCGGTGAGGCCGGTAAAGCCGGTGCCGCTCACGTAGATGACGGTCTGGCCTACGGAAAGGCCATGACCAACGCTCGTGAGGGTATCGGTGGCGGCGGTGACGGGTGAAAGCGCAGGCGTGAGCTTGAGCTGAATAACGGCGAGGCCAAGGAAGATGGACTTCGTGGCATCAAACGGTGCGGTTGGCAGTGGCATGATATTTTAGCGGGTTTGAGAGGTTGTGTTTCTGACGGTTGAAATTGATCAGCTCCTGTCTTCGATCACTGGGGGCACATAGAGCGGGATCTTGATGTTCCGACGCTCTAGCTCGAAGGCCCACCGTTCGTGCTCAACACGCGTCCACGAGCATTGAATATCGCGACGCATGGCGGCTAGTTCGTCGCGCACATCGCGCAGCAAATTTGCGACGCGCCAAGTCGTGTAGATCAGCGTGCATAGCAGCGGAACACCGACTGCAAGCGTCACGGTGAAAGATGTATCTGGAGTCATTTGAGCGAGGATGGGGAGCATGGGTTATCCGGCTTTTGCTTTGAGGGATGCCTCGGCTTTTGCGGCAGCGATACGCCCGCTTTTCACAAGCCACTGGCCAAAGGTTGAAAGGTTGCTGTCGAGAGCCTGAACCACCGCGGCGGGCGCACCGGCCGTGTGAAGAGCCGCGCCTACCCCGCCGAGCGCGAGCTTCGCATACAGCGCGAAAGCGGAGACGATCACGAAGGCAGCAACGGCGATCCAGAACCGCGCATGCTGCGCACGAAGGTCGTTCGCCAGAGCGTTTTCACGGTCGAAGGCAGCGCGGAGCTTGGCATCGGCATTATCGGCCCGCTGTGAGGCAGCGGTCGCATCAGCGCGAGCACTGGCGAGTTCACGTGAAAGACAGGACGATTCGTTTTCAGCCTCAGCCTGTTTCTTTTCGGCGGTGGCAACTGTCTCGGCGTTCTGGCTCAACAGTGAAGAAACCAGCGTCCGCAATTCAGACGCCTCAGCGGCGGTCAGCGGTTCTACCTGGTCAAGCAATCCGAGCCCGTTCGCATTGAACCGGCGCACAAGGTCTGTCGCGCGTGAGGGCGGAAGCGAGATCGACGCAAAATCAGCCTTGGCGATTTCAACGTGTGCGGCCCGCGTCGCCTTGTCGGCGGCGGAATCAGCAACGGCATCCGCCTTCGTTTGCTCTGCATGGGCTTTGTCTGCCGCGGCTGCCGGCGCATGCGAGAACCACGTCGCCGGAGCCCATAGCCGTACTCCGTGTCCAGTCGATGCGCAGCCGGTCAGACAGAGAAACACGCCAAGCGCAGCGATGATGACGAACAGGCGAGCCTCACGAGACTGCCAAAGCGCGGCCGTTGCTTTGCCGAGGTGGCGAAACGCACACCCTGCATGCAAACCGGCCTGAGAAAGTGGAGGTAACGTATTCATGGGATGGTTACGCGGATGGTGAAAGCCAGCTCGTGCAGCACATAGCCGTGCTCACTCTTGAACGTGTCGGAGTGTGAAAATTCGGCCCGCGTATCGTGCGGGGTAAGAAAGGACGTAACCGCGCTGATCACCGACTTCCTTAGAAGTTTGCCGGACGGCGTATGTGCGACCTTCGGCGATTCGGCGACGTAAACGGTGAATGACGCATCGGCGACGACGCCGCGATTCGTGGCCACGTCAGAAGTGCGACTGGCTTCCTCGCTGCTGATCTCAATGCAAACGCCAATCGTGCGAAGCGCGTCGGAGATCTGAGTCTTGAGCGCGACTTCATCAAGCAGCGGAGAGAACTGAATGGCAGCGCCAAACGCAGCCAGCTCCGGAACGGCGGCGATGCGATCGGCAACGTATTGCTGGACGCCTTCGAGCTTCATGCTGCGGCCTCCTTAAATGCTTCCTGAAAAATGATACCGTGCCGTTCGCGCAGATACTGAATCATATCGTCGGCCATGCCGGTCAGGGCGGTCGCAACGATGCCATAACGGGAATCGACGAGCGCGGCGCCATCGGCATCGCTCACCACGCGAAAATAGCCATCGCCGCGATCGGCAAAGCCGATGTTCACGCCATTGCGGTTTTTGACGTAATACGTGCCGACGGCATTATTTGAGCGGCTGCGATACCACAAAAAAGAGGCGGCGAGAGCGCCGATGCCGCGTTGGCGCAGACCGATTTCTTTGCCAACAAACGATTGCCAGAGGGAAACCTTCTTCTTGATGTCGGAAACTTTCTGCTGATCGGTCTTCGGACCAACGAAGCTCTTGAGGGCTGAGCGAAGCGCCGTGCGCTGGCTCAGATATTCGGCCATGAGAGAAGCGCGAACACGCGTTCCCCTGCCCGTCGCAGTTCTCGCAGCGAGTTCGGCGCGCGCCAGGCGCGGATGCTTGCCAACGCCGCCCCACTTGCGATCGCGGAAGCCGTTAAAAAGCCGTATGCCAAGATCGCGGCCTTTCTTCTCGAGAACTTCGGCGGGCGTCTTGCTCGTCTTAGCCATGTACTGCGCGAGCGCAGCGTTGAAGCGAGCCATGTCGACGGATACGGCGACGGTGATCATGTTTCGACGACGAGGATTGACGTGATGCCGGTCGCGAAATCGTTATCGAGCGGCCGGGTGATGCGGTGAAATTTTCCCGCACAAGAAATAGCATCACCACGTCCCGGTTTGATTGCCGGTAGTGACGTGGTGACGACTTGAACTTCGAACAGACGATCTCCGCTGCCGTCCATGCGTGGATCGTCTGGTTTGAGTGGCGACGCCACGCCCGCGAACGACGCTGCCCCGAACGTCCACGGCTGACCGTGAACATCGAGGAGCGCCGAGAAGCCATCGGCAAAGGCTTGCTGTGCGGGCGTGGGCATCGCGACTGGTTAGCTAATTAGGCTCCGTAGGTGATGACTGCGCCCTTCGGGTCGCCAACAGCGACGCCGTACATCACAGCAACGCGGTAGTTGGCAGAGCCGGCGTTGTGATCGACGTACTGAGTCACAGCCACAGTAATGCCGGTGTTCGGATCGGTGACCTGCGAAACGTTGCCGTAGCTCGCACCGGGCAGCGCCTGCGTGTAATCGTTCGGCACGCGAGTCGCGATTGCGATGGCGCGGGGGGAACCGGCGACGCCGCAGGTGTTGAGCGTGGCAGGCAGATTGACCACCTGGATGGGCTGCATGTCGGCAATCTTCGGCAGCTCGTAGCCGGTCATGATCTCCGGCTTCAGGAACGAGGCCATCGATACGACAGCCGGATCGGCGCCCAAACCGCCAAACGCGTCAGCGTTGAGCAGATTGAACCGACCAGCGCGGGGCTGGAGATTCTTGAACAGCGCCTTGGCCGAAGCGACGGCAGAAGCGCGGGCGTAACCGACGCCAGTTGCGCCAGCAGTGCCGCCACCGGTACCACCAAGCACGAGCGGGGTGATCGTGAAGTTGGCCGCGGTGAACAGCGCGTAAATCGCGTTCGTGATGTCGAGCGCCAGAGCGTAGTTGACCACCTCGGCCTGTTCGCCGAAGAGATCGCGATTGCTGGACGCGAGTTCATTCGCGTTGAAGGCAACCTGCGCGTAAGGGTGATGATTGATCGTCACCGGAACGTCGGTCAGCGTCGCATTGCCAGCGGTGTAACCCGTGGTGTACTGCGAAGCCGCCATTGCAGTCTTCAGGCGAGTCATGACCGGCTGATTCCACTTCGCCGACTGGTTCGAGTAGTCGCTCGAAACCATGCCGAGAATCGGGAATTCGTACTTCAGCAGCGCAAGGGACTGTTGAGCGACCAACGTGCCAGCCAGAGTGCCGAGCGAGTTGGCGGCCTGCACCTCGACGTTCTTTGCGAGAACGGGAATCGCAGCCAGCACGAGTTCGGAGAATCGGCGACCGCCCATCTTGGCGAGAACCGGCGAAATGTTGCGCTCATAGAACTCGCCCTTGTTGATGCCATCGGAAACGCCGAACTTGGCGTAACCCTTCAGCACATCCTCGACAGAGGCAGTGACTTGGATGATGCCAGGACCGGCACCAGCGGCGGTTGCGCCAGCGCGAATCGCGGCAAGCTGCGCATTGGCTTCGGCGAGTTGCGCGGTGACTTTGTCGGCAGCGGCTTTTTCGTCGGCCTTTACTTTGGCCTGTACGGCTTCGAGTTCAGCCTTCGCCTTCGCGTCGATGGATGCTTGCACGGTGGCAAGCTGGGCTTTGACCGACTCAAGCTCCGGAGAGGCTTTAGCGGTGTTGATGTGTTTCGCAATGACAGCAATTACGCTTTCATCGGTGGGGTTAGCCGGAGCCTGAAGACCAAGCGCGGCCAACAGTTTAACGAGTACTTCGTTCATGTTGGTAGACTCCGGGTTTCCGCCCGGCGCGGTTTTGTTTGTAGTGACTGCGGCCATACGCGCCGCGATTAACGCGGGCATAGCGGCTCCAAAAGCGGGTGCATTCACGAGGCCACCAGCGGCGTGCCCTTTGAGAAGCTGGACAACTCGGCCGGTCGTTTTCTCGGCAGCGAACGCGGGTGAAAATGAGTAGTAGGCTTTGCCCCTAAGCGCCTGTTCGCCTTTAGCCGTCCATTCGATGTTGGCGAGGATTCCCTTGGTTGCGTCCCATGAGAAACTCTTGACCCAAGCTGCGGCCTCGCCATCGGCGTGATCGAAATCGAGCCAAACGCGCTGACCGGATGCCGTGATCTTCTGAAACGATGCAAGGATCGAGCGGAACGCCTGTTCATCGCAGATCGCATTGCCGGCGTATCCAGCACCGTCCAGCGTAGTCGCAGAAATCGCGTGCGTGCCTGCTGGCATCCAGACAATCGAAGTCGGAAGCGGATCTGTCGCTTTGTCAGAAAGCGCGAGATCGTGCGCGAGGCTAGATGCTAAGATTTGCGTGGTCATTGCGATTCATCCTTTTGATCAGGCTTCGTCTTGGCTGTGTTTGCCGGTTCGTTTTCCTGCAAAATTCCCGACATGCGCTCTTGCGCGAAACTCGAAATCAGGTCGCGAGAGATGCCGTATTTCTTGGCGAGATCGTCGATGAACTTTTCCTCGATCGCGCGTTGCTCCAAACGTTCGCGCCAGTCATCACCGGCCTCGCCGTAGGTCGTTTCGAACGTACGTGTTCCGGCCTTTATCTCGTTGAGCGTTGCAGCGGATTCGTTTCCGATATCGACTGTTGTGCGACGCGGCGGATGCCAGCGGACATTGCGAAACTCAGGGTTCTGCGGAAGTTCGCCATGGTCCATTGCCCATTGAATTGCGTACTCCCAAACACGCTGCCATTTGCGGGCCTGCTCATCGGTGCGTAACGAAAATAGGCGATTGTCGCTAGTTACGGCTGCGCGAAGCGTAGCACCGCCCCAGTTTCCTCGATAGTCGACGAGGGCGGCGTACGATAGCCCAGACCCCTGAACAAACTTGTTCTCTAACCGATCCCAAAAGCCAGATGTCGCAGCGCTCGGACGGTCGTTTTTGCCCTGAAAAACCTCATCGCCTGGCTGCAAAACACGAGTTTCGCCGCCGTAAGCCTGCGCGTAGTACTTTTCCCGGTTGGGCGCTGCCTGCCCGACTGTAGGCTGAAGCGAGCGTCCAATCATCGGATCAGACGGCGAAACGCTTCCTTGCGCCGTTTTGATGTAGTCGGATACGGCAGACGCCTTCTTTGCCGCCAACATTTCAAACTTTTGCAGGTCGTCTAGGTCGTGAAGATCAAGGATCGCGCTATGGAAAAGCGAAATTCCGCGATATTGACCGGCGCGTTTCTTCGTGAAGAAAAAGACGAATCGACTGGCAGGAATAACCGAAACCTTCTTGGCGTCGAAGTCGCTGGAAACGGTGAATGCAACGGGTTTCCCGTTTGGAGCAACCATCACGCCATCGACAAGTCTGTAACCAGCGTCTTCGATCTCCTTAATTTTCAGGCCGCCATTCGTGATGCGGTGAGCCTCAACGAGATTAAGTGCGGGCCGGTCAAACTCGTTTACCGTCAGTTCAATTCCGTGGTCACCGTCGATATTTTGCGCCCGGTAAACGATGTCTTGAAGTTCGGAGATCGATGAAGTGCCGGTGACATCGGCTGCGCGTGACCACGCATTCCACCAATCAAGCGCACTTTTGTTCCAGTCCGGGTTCTTTGTCGCTGGCGTTGGGTTAATCCCATTACCCACCACGTTGACACTCAGAATCGAGAGCGCCTTTTGCATCGTGTTCGAGTTTTTCTCGAAGTAGCGGACGCGGCGTAAAATTTCCTGACGTGACATCGTGTCGATGTCCTCCCGCGCCGACTGCATGTAGGCCGGCAGATAGCTTCTATTCCCAGTCCAAAACGCCGCCTCGTACCGTGCTTGAATCGCGTTCAGCTCAGGGGCCGCAAACCATTGAACGAGCTTTGAACGAATGCTCATCGTTGGAGGGCTGCGCTAAAGTCCACGCCGAAGCTGCGGACGATCACGAGTTGACCCAGCATCCACGCCAGAACGGCGGCGTCGGGTGCGCCGATCCCGCCAGTGAGACCCGATGCAATCGCCGCGTCGTACAGATCGAGCAGACGCGAAAGCATCGCCGAGATTTCCTGCGGCTGTAGTGCTGCTGCACCTACAGGAAGCTCATAACGCGAACGGGTTGTACCGCTCTGAGCTTCGATCAGGATTTTACCGGTCAGCGCCTGGCTGACGGTTCCGAAGGCAGCGGCCTGAAGCGTTGTTTGTAAACCGGTAGCCGCTGTTGCGGCATCGGCGGCGAGCTTCCTTAAAACGAGTCGGGTAACTTCCGTGCTGGCGGGCACGAAAAGATTAACCTGTCAGCCTGACGCCCTCCGCAATTTGTCAATGATGCCCAAATGTGCCCAAAGTTACACCAATGATGCCCAAACGACATCAATCAGACGCGCCGCGAGAATTTGGGGTTATCCTTGAGCCACTGGATGACTTCGGACGGACGTGCCGCACGCCCAACGAAAATACCGTCTCCGGCTTGGATTGTCGCACGGCGAATTGATCGAATGTAGCGAACCGTAAAACAGAGACCAAACTCTGCGCAAAGCGCTTCTTGGAGCTGTTTCGGTGCAAGATATTTTTCTAAATTAGCTGTTTGCTGGCTGTTCATTTTGGTTTGTATTTGAAAGTTCGATACCAGCTGGCATGTTTCCGGTTTGCATGGCGCACAGGACCTGCATTTTCGCGCAGTCGAATGCGTGATTGTTGCCCGATGGGCAGACCCAAACCATGATCTTGCGGCCCGTGAATTTATCGACGCGCGGGCGTTTGAACTCGGCACTCATCTGGCGCCGATATTCGCGCTCCAACTCATCAACGTCGTCTGCCTCCGGTTCAACCCACATGCCGTGATCGATAAGACCCATCACGCGGTCCGACATCGTTGGAGACGAAAACCGGAAGAGCATGCAGCGCGTGCGCCCTTCCTCGGTTGTTCCTTCCATCGGATCGCCCCACGTCAACGGAGCCCACGGTTTCTGCACACGCACCATGCTTTTCCCATCGGGTGCGAGCTCGTTGTGCCAGAAAAACGCCTCATCCGTTCCCTTTGCCGCTATCCATTGGTAACGGATGCACGCCGAGTAGACGCCGTGATCACCTTTCGGTCTGTATCCCGAATCAATTACAACGCAGTCAGGCTGCACGGCGTATTCGACGCGCTTGGCCTCAATATCGACTTCGCTGAAGAGTTTACCGAACCAGAGACGGCGCGACTCGCCCAACTTCGACCAGGCGCGGACCATAACCCAGTAAGTGTCTTCGCTCTGGCGATCGGCCGTGAGGAAGCGAGCCGTTTCGTCCGGCCATGCTTTCGCGGCCTTGTCGGTCATCTCCATTTTCTGGCGAACGAACGGCAGCTCCGCGTCGTGGATCGTCCGTTCAGATCGCATCTCAGCCATGCGCTTTTGGTAGAACGTAACGAGCGGGCTAAAGTTTCCGACGTGCTTCGCCTCTTGAGCCGAGAGCCACATCTTGACGAGCTCAAACCAAGGGAAATCGATAATCGCGTTCCAGTGGAATGTGCATTCGGTCGGAGGGTTGGCCGGATCCCATCGCTCGCCCGTCTTCGCGTTGAAGTAATCGCCGCCGAGATTCCAGTCGCTTTTGGTTCGTTCCGTGTTCGGGTGGACGTGATCGCAGTGCGGGCAAACAAACCTAGCTGTCGCCGCGGCCGCGTCCTTGTCGTACATGCCGTCCGGGCCTTTCTCGCCGTCGTACATCATGCCGGCGTAGGTGCGGTCTGATCGTGCGACGTTCCACTTTGGTTCGATCATCTTTCCGCACGCCGGATTCGCGCACGGGACACGCCATTCGAAGAGAACGCCCTCGCGACATTCGAAGTCCCATTCGCCGTCGTCTTCACCGCCCTGGCTTATCGCTAGGAATTTGTTCGACGCGTTTTTTTGAAAATCACCCATGCGGGCTTTCGCGTTGGCCAGTACGTTCGGCTTGTAGAGCCATGGCTCGTCACAGATCACCCACTTGAATCCACGCGACTGGAGACCGCCGAGGGCCGGGCCTTGCAACGTGAGCGGCAGACCGTTCGCAAAGACGATGTCAGCTTTCCGTTTATGGTGACGGTTCGACGGCATCATGGCCGCGATGCCTGGCACGGACTCGAGGATCGGCATCTGGCGAAGCTCGGCGTGGGACTCCGCAATTTTATCGTCCTGAAAAACCCAGAGCACGGAAGCGTTGTCGTTCTCAATTGCCCACGGCACTGCCACATCAGCGATCAGCGTACCGCCACCGCGGACGGGCTTGAGGATTCGCACGCCGCGCACCCGCGCACAGCGCAACGCCTGCAACGGCGCGATGAAGTGGCGCGATTCCGAGGTGTCGAACTTGCCGCGCTTCGTGAGCACTGGCGGCAGCGTCACGTTCTCAGCGGCCCATGCCTCGATTGATCGGCGATCGGGCGGCGAGAATGCTTTTGACCAAACGTAGTCGGGAGCGATGTTCATTTCTTTTCGGCAAAGTGTTTCGCCATCTCGCAGTGGATTTTCATGATCTCATCCCAAATCCCGCAGACGATTTCTCGGCACCGAGCGACGTCACCAGCCGCGGCGGCGAACCGGGTTGGATGTTCGGCCTCGGACTTTGCGCGGTACGTGTTGATATCGCCGGCGGCAACTTGGATTCGTTCAGCCATCCAAGCGCGTTCGATCAACCGGCCTTCCTTCGTGTCGTTCGCGAGCTTCAGCTTTCGAATCTCTTCGGCAGTCTTCTTGGACTTGAGGTCATCGCCGCCACGAGTTGCACGGCGTTTCTTGAGCCAGGCGCCGAGCTCGCCGACGTCGATGGAGCCGTTCGCGTGGAAACCACCGGCACCCTCGGCACGCCATGCGCGAATGGTCTTCGCAGTCACGCCGAAGCGGTTTGCAGCGGCGTTCTGGGACTCGACGATGCCAGATGGCAGATTGCCGGTTTTGGGTAGGGAAGTGAGCTTTTTCATGTGGTCATGGTGATTTGGTGCGCTGTCGCGGACCC